CATTTCAGAAAGCAACGGTTAACAAAGCAAGGCAAAACCTAGGTACTAGAAGAATAGGAAGAAATAAAAGTTACGGAGGTACACGCAGGAGAAGTTTGCAAAAAAGTTTGTATAGTAATCTGGAGCTAGGTACAGGCAATATTACGTTTGGATCTACAGCAAGCTATGCGCCTTTTATTTATTACGGAGTTTCAGGGACAAGAAAAAAAAGGAAGGATACTCCATTTAGTTACAAGGATAAAATGCCGCCAGTTGATGCCATTTTAAAATGGATGAAAGTTAAGCCGGTACGTATTAGAGATAAAGACGGTAAATTTGTAAAGGCAACTGAAAGCAAGCGCAGAGGTGTTGCATACGTTTTAGCCAAAAGAATACAAAAAAGAGGTATTGCAGGGATACCGTTTTTTTTGGAAGCATTTGAAATGATATACCCGAAGTTTGAAAGTAAGATTGCAGATGCTCTTGCGTTAGATATGTTAGAAGCGATTGTTGAAGAAGGAGAATCTAATAATTTAAAAGAAGAATAGTAATGGCAGCTCAGTTTGATAGTGCACCAGGAGAAACGTATCTACCTGCAAAGCAAACATTAATGTACACTCTTTCTGATAGTGGAGGAGCAGTTGGAACTTCGCATAGATTTATTGTGCAAGTGTTTGAGAATACAACAGAGATTGGAAAATTGTTTTTAGTAGCAAATGGAAATGATAAAGCATTTTTTGATTTGTCAAAATTTGTACAAAATAGATTGACGTTAGATCACACAATAAATACTGGTGCAAGTAGCATCTTCGATATGGCAGCAGATATAGATCATTCGATAACAGGCACTAATAAATACCAGGTAAAAATAGGTACGTTTGATGGGACAACAGAAACTTTAGCAGAGGCAACAAAAGTTGTGTACTTGGTTGACGGAACACAGCAAATAAGTGAGGGTTTGCATCCTAGTTTTGCTAAGTATTATCCTCAAGGCACAAGTTTCAAAAGTTGGTTGACAGAAAGATGGGATAATAAAGAAGTAAGTGGAGAAGGAATAAATAGTGCAATAGATTATTATTTTGCTGATAATGATGAAGGCGTTATTGCATGGATACATGATAACACAGTTATAAGTGGACTAGATACAAGAGTTTATTATCAGCTTTATAATGATGCAGGTACTTTGGGTTCGTTAGATTTTCATAGAATTGTATCAGATGGAGGTAATGCATTAAACGCTACAGACTATAATGAGAAAATACATTTTACAGGGTTAGCACCAGCAAGTTTGAGATTCACCTCTACTAATTTACCTAGCCATGCAAATAATAGCTCGTGGACTTTTTATTTATTATGGTTAGCAGATGATTCAGCCAACAGAAAATCTAAATATATAAGAGTAAACAAAGATTGTGGAGTATATAAAAATGAGAGAGTGCAGATTGCTTACAGCAATAGAGTTGGAGGTTGGGACTACCTAAATTTTGATGGTAATGCTGTCAAGCAAGAAAATGTTACGAATAAACCATTTTACAAAATATTAGGAGATTTTAACGCAAGCACTTTTTCATATAGTCCAACAGATAGAAACTTAGAGAACTATCAAATAACGTCTAAAAATCTTTATACATTAAAAAGTAATTCCTTTAGGAAAGAAGAATTTTACCAGTTGGAGGGTTTATTAAGAAGTGATAACGTTTTCATGCGCTACGGAGACAGCGATTCTGATACGTCTTTTTTAATAGATCGCGATAAATGGTTGCCTGTAACTGTAAATACAAAATCTTTACAAATAAACGATAAAGACCAAAGTAGAGTGTTTGACGTTTCTCTAGTTGTAGAACTTGCACAAGATATAAGATGCTAAGATTAAGGTTATTTGATTCTGGAACAGATAAAGATTATACGATAGAGTTATATCAAAACTTTCCGGTAAATCTTCAATACAGGTTTACAGATATTACACAGATAAATAAATCTGTAGGTAGTTATTCTCAAACTTTTAGAGTGCCGGCAAGTGATAAGAATCTAGACTTTTTTGGAAGTATTATTGATCCAGGTGCAGTAGGAACAGGTGAGTTAATAAATGGAAAGTACAGGATAAAAAGAAAAATACGTGCGATTCTTCTATATAATACTATTCCGGTTATGAGTGGGCATGTACAATTGAAATCTGTAATAAGACAAAAGAAAAATTTCTACGATATTGAACTGGTGTTTTTTGGAGAATCGGTTGATCTCTTCAATGAAATAGGCAACAAGTTGATGAGTGAAATGACGCTTACAGCTTTGAGTACAGTTGTAAACAGGAACAACATAATTATAAGTTGGCTACAAGTTGGTTCTGCGCCTTTAGATGGAACATTAATTTATGGAGTAATAGATAAAGGCAGAAATTGGGGAATTGCACCTTTGTCCTCTGAGTTTTCTGCTAGTGGTACAATTGATCCAAGTACAGTTCCACTTTGGGGAGGTACGCCATCTAATAACCTTTTGAATCAATGTGACTTCACTCCATTTGTGCAAGCAAAATTTTTAGTTAATCAGATTTTTACAGATGCAGGTTTTACGTTAGAATCAACCTTCATGAGTACAAATGATTTTGAAAACATTTACGTTCCGTTGCATGCAGGTGGCAATAATCTAGGAATAGTTTCTGATGACATACAGGATAATTCTGCAAGAGTTGGTTTAGCAACAAATGATACAACAACTAGCACGAGTTTCGTAGTTGTAGACTTTATAGATACAGTTACAGGAGGTCAAGACCCAGGAACAAATTTCGATAATACAACACACGCATATACTAGTCCAGTAGACCAATACATAAAGGTTGATATGTATTTCAGAGGTAGTAATTGCTTATTACAAGTATTGCACAAAGATTCTTCAGGAACATTATTAGAAACATTAACACAAGTAACAACAGGAAGTTCAGTTATAAATACAGTTGGTAATTTTAGTTTTAATTCTGTAAGAAATGATTTATTCGTTTCAACAGGCGATACAATAACTTGCGAGTTTAAAGTTTCAGACACAACAGTTGATTCAGGGGTAGGAAAACTTATAGGAAATAATTCGATTCAAGCATCGGACAGTTGTAGCATAAGAATTTACGCAGATGGAGCAACTGCAACAGGGTTTACGATAGATCCTGCTTTGAATATGCCAGAATTAAAACAGATTGACTTTTTAGCAGGTTTGCAAAAAATGTTTAATCTTGTTTTTATTGCAGATAAATCAAACCCAAGAAAATTAAAAGTTGAACCTTTCAAAGATTTTGTTGCATCTGGAACAGTAAAAGATTGGACAAATAAAATTGATTTTAACAAAGATGTTGTTATAAAGCCAACGACAGATTTACAAAAAAGCAAATTTAGGTGGAAACATTCAGAGGGGGAAGATTTTGTAAATAGTGCCATATTTACACAATTAGGCAGAGTATATGGTGAGAAGGAGGTGCTTGATCCAGATAACGATTTTGCAAGTGGAGATTTGACTATACAATCTCCTTTTTCTCCTTTTATTATGAGTTTAGTGCCTAATTCTCAGGTAGCAATACACAGGGCAATAAATACAGAAGGGCAAGGAGTTAAAAAGCCGAAGATGAAACTTGCATATTGGAATAGTTTGGTTACTGGAATGACAGGAACATATAAGATTAAGAATGATGATGGAACAACCTCAGATTTAACAACATTTCCTTTTTTCAGTAGTTTCAACGCAACTGTGCCAGAGGTTGAGGATAATGTTTTAAATTTTGGTAGAGAGTTGCCTTTGATTCCTCACGAGAGTAAAGTATTAAATACATTGTATTATAAATATTGGAGTGGGTATGTAAATGAATTGTATTCAAGTGAAGCAAGAATATTAGAGTGCTTTATGTTTTTAACAACAGAAGATATTTCGACGTTTGAGTTTAATGATAAGATATTTATAGAAAATCAGCAGTACAGAATTTTAGAGATTACAGGTTTTGATGCAACAACAGAATCTCCTTGTAGAGTAAAATTGATAAAGATACTTTCAGAGTTTCCAGATTGCGAGGATATACCAACGGATGTAACAAGCGAAGGTATAATAACATTCAACGGAAGTGCAACAGATTTTGGCAACCAAGAATGTTGCGAGAGGTACGGGTTCGTTTTTACACCAGACAAAGCCGGAGGAGGTGCAGCAGCAAGATGCAGAGCCATTGGGTTTATAGATGTACCACAACAAACTTCGAGTACAGGATAAGTGAGAAAGATGAAAGATTATAGTTACATAATAGACAGCATAGATATTCTAATTAAAGAAAGCAAGCCAAGAAAAAAAAGGAGTATTGCCTTAAAAGTATTGGATATAACTTTAACTGTGTTATATCTATCTGTTTACTTTTTTGTGATTTACTCAATAATTAAATTTTTCATTGGATGGCTGTAGAAAAGAAAATGCTCCTAACAATCGACAGTAATACTGGCGATGTACAAAAGGATCTTAAAGGAGTAAGCGATGATTTAAAGGACGTAGGTAAACAAGCCGGTGAAGTTGGTACAAAAGGCAAGCGAGGTTTTGGTTTATTAGGTAGGGGTTTAAATGCAGGAAAGGCAGGATTCAATGCATTAGGAACTGCAATAAAGGCAACAGGAATAGGTTTATTAGTTGGCATTCTGGTAAAGCTAGGTGCTGAGTTAATGAAGAACGATAAAGTTGCAAGAATTGTAGAAAAAACTTTTGCAGCAATAGGTGCAGTAGTTGGTGTTTTAGTTGATGTAGTAGTTTCTGTTGGTGAAGCATTATTTACAGCATTCAATAGTCCACAAACAGCCATTGATTTTATAAATGAAAAGATAGGAACTGTTTACAGTATTATCTCAGGAGTTGCTAAGTTGATAAAAGAGAGTTTTATACTTACACTTCAAACGATGAAAGCTGCTTTGATACAAGCAGGAATAGCAGCAGCAGAGTTTTTTACTGCTGGTTTAGCGGACACTTCCGGAATGCAGAAGGCACTAGATGAAACAAAAAAAGCCATAAATGAAACAAAGAAAGAGATAAGTGAAGCTGCCGGACAAGTTGCAGGGCCGTTTGTATCTGCGTTCAAAAGTGCTAAAAAGTTTGTTGGAGATCTGACCCAAGAAATGACTGCACAAGCAAGATTAGCAATAAAACTTGCCGATGCACAAAGAAAACTAAGAGATAATATTAGAGAGGTTGAATTAGCAACTGCTATGGCAAGAAGTGAAATTGCCAAGATGAAGATGGATAGCGATAATATCAACAAATCTATTGAAGAAAGAATAAAAGCTGCAACGGCTGCTGCACAGAAAGAAGAAAACCTAAGAGCAGCAAGGCAAAAAAATATTGAGGATGGTATCCGCTTGGTAAAAGCGGAAATGCGAATACAGGGAGAGGCAGGGAAAGACAATGAAGAATTACAACAAAAACTCAATGATTTAAAAATAGAATTTTATGCAATTGAAGAGGAGGGTTTAGCTCTTCAAACTGAAATGCAAAATAAAATTTTAGGGTTACAAAAAGAACAGGTTGATGCAGAAGCAGCTTTTTTTGCTACGAATAGAGAAAGGAGGAGACAATTTTTAGATGAACAGCAACAGGAAATAGAGGCAATAACTGAACACTACAACCAACAATTATTAATAGCCGAAAAGTATGGGTTAGATACAGCCGATCTTCTAGAAACACAGGAAAAGGAATTAAAAGCAATAAAGGATAAATATGATGCAATTGAAGATGCAGCCAACGAAGCAAAAAATAAAAAAGAGATAGATGATGCCCATGCTGTAAGGGATGCCAAAATTAAAATGTCGCAGGATGTCGTTGGTGCTTTGATTGCATTAAACAATGCCTTTTCTAAAGATGATGAAGCAAGTGCTAAAAAACAATTTGAAAGAAATAAAAAGTTATCTATTGCAATGGCTGCAATCAATACAGGGCAAGCAGTAGTAAATGCCCTTACAGCAGGAGGTAACCCAGTCAAACTAGCAACAGGTGCTCAGTTTGTTGAGGCCGGTATTGCTTTGGCAATGGGTGTTGCACAAATAGCATCAATTAAAAAGACAAAGTTTCAAGGTGGCGGAGATACAGGAGGGAATGACGGAGGTGGAGGAGGTAATTTTCCAACAGGTATTACTGATACTGGTGGAACAACAGGGGGAGAAGGAACTGGAGGAATGTTAGATTTAGGCTTTTTAGGAGGAGGTGATACAGGAACATTACAGGCATTTGTGGTAAGTAATGAAGTAACAAATAGCCAACAAACAGAACAATTAATTAACGACCAGGCAAGTTTAGTAGCATGAAAATATTAGAATTAGTAATAGATGAAGATGCAGAGGTTTTCGGAATAGACGCAATTTCATTGGTAGAGTTTCCGGCAATAGAATCTGATTTCATTGCATTGAAGGATCAAAGCAAAATTTTATTTGCAGAGGTCGATAAAGAAAAAAGAATTGTATTAGGCCCTGCTTTAATTCCTGATAAACCTATTTACAGAAAGAATGATGATGGGGAGGAGTTTTACGTTTACTTTTCTAAATCAACAGTAAGAAAAGCAATGGAAATGTTTCTGAGTTTTGGTAATCAAAACAACATGACGTTAGAACACGAATACGATGTGCGTGGTTTAAGTGTAGTAGAGTCGTGGTTAGTTGAAGATGATGAAAAAGATAAATCTAGAAAGTACGGCTTGGATGTACCTGTTGGCACTTGGATGGTATCTATTAAAGTAAATAATGAGGCGATATGGAACGAATATGTTAAAAGTGGAAAAGTAAAAGGTTTTAGTATCGAAGGGTTTTTTGCAGATAGAATGGAGGTAGAAAAAAGAGAGGAATTGAAGTCTATTCAAGTAAGAAAGGATAAAAGATATAAGGATAAAAAAAGATATCTTGAAAGCTTTGCAGATTATCCTGATGCTGTGAAAAACAATGCAAGAAGAGGGATAGAATTAAATGAAAAGGTAGATAATAAATGCGCTACACAAACAGGTAAAGTACGAGCGCAACAACTTGCACAAGGTGAACCAGTTTCTATTGATACAATAAAAAGGATGGTTTCATTTCTTTCTAGAGCAGAGACATATTATGATCCAAGTGATACAAAAGCTTGTGGAACAATAAGCTACTTATTATGGGGAGGTAAAGCAGGTTTACGTTGGGCAAAGTCTAAGATTAGAGAATTGGAGGTATTAAGTAAAATTGAGATAGAATTAGGTTTAGAGTATTTAGAAAACTTTCTATCAACACACAACATAGAAGAGTTTGAAAGTATGGTTATCAATGAAGATTTTGCAATTATTGATGATAGACTTGCGTACTCAACTAAAGAAATGGCATTGAAGATTGCTGAAGATTTGGGATGTGGTGGCTTTCATACCCACGATTTTGAGGGTAAGACATGGTTTATGCCTTGTGAATATCATGCGTTAGCCAAAATAGGGCCTAGAGGAGGCGTAAGAAGAAGTAGAAAAGCACCAAAAAGTGGAACGCCAAACCCAAAACCAAAAGGCAAGGGTACAGCAAGAGGTACAGCAAAAGATACAAGAAGTGCAAAGGTGAGTAAAAAAGATGAAAAGGTTTTACAAAAAAAGTCTGATGAATTTAATGAAAGGTATAAGAAGAAATTAGGATACGGTGTTACTGTTGGAATGTTAAAAGCTGTTTTCCAAAGAGGTCTAGGTGCGTTTAATGTTTCTCATTCTCCTAAAATAAAAAGTGCAACTGCATGGGCGCAAGCGAGAGTAAATGCGTTTCTGTATTTGGTGAAAAACGGCAGACCACAAAATAAAAAGTATACCGGAGATTTTGATTTATTGCCAAAAAAACATCCTAAATCGAATAAAAAATAAAAAAGTTTGTGAGAATTTACTTTAATAAAACGTTATATAAATATGAATCTAAAAAACAGAATCCAAGATATCTTTGAAAAGTACAGCGTACAGCTCGAAGTGGAGGATAAGGAGGTAGATCTAAAGCATACTCCAGACCACAAAGAGGACAAAGATGAGATGCAGTTAGCAAAGAAAACTTTGGCTAATGGCACAGTTATTTACACAGATGCTGACGAGTTTGGTGTTGGCGTAAATGTGTTTATTGTTAACGAAGAAGGTGAGCGTATGCCTCTTCCAGATGGTGAATATGAGTACGAAGAAGGTGGAAAGACTATAGTAGCAAACGGTAAGATTGCTGAAATGGTTGAAGCCGAAGAAGAAAAAGAGGAGAAGGAAATGAAAGACCATGAGGATAAGGAAATGGATAAGCATAAGGATAAGGAGGAGAAGATGAAAGAGCATGAAGATGAGGACAAGAAAGATATGGAGGAGGAAGAAGATGAAAAGAAGTTCACTAAGAAAGAAGTTGAGGAAATGGTAAAGAAAGCAGTTAAGGATGCAAAAGAAAAAATGCATTCTGAAATTGAAGATACCAATACTCAATTGAAGGAATTAAAGGAGCTAATGAGCTCTCAAGTTGCTGAATCTGGTTTACGCAGAAGTGCTTCTGCTCCTCAGAGGGTACAACTATCAGATATTAAAAACATGAAATCTCAAAAAGATAGAGTTTCATTTATTCACGATTTTTACTTAAATAAATAATAAAATGGCTAAAAGTTTAGACATAAATTCTAGTTCGTACGCAGGGGAATTAGCGTTACCTTATATTGCACCTGCGATTCTTTCGGCTGATACAATTTCGAATGGTTACATAACTGTTCACGAGAATGTAAAATTTAAAGCCGTTTTAAAAAAGTTATCAAACGCATCTGAAATTATCGATGCTTACGGTTGTGATTTCTCAGCTAATGCAGGAGATCTTGACTTAGATGAAGTAGTATTAACACCAACAGAGTTAAAGGTAAACCAAGAGCTTTGTAAAGGCGATTTCCGCTCTGATTGGGAAGCACTTCAAACAGGCCGTACTTTAATGGGTGATAGACTTCCTCCAAACTTTGAAACTTTCCTACTTCAATTCTTAGCAGGGAAAGTATCTGAAGGAGTAGAGAGAGCAATTTGGCAAGGAAACTTCAACGCAGCTACAGGAGCAGCGTCTGGAGGTATTGCACCACACTTCGATGGTATCTTCCACAACGTTGTAGATAACAACGGTTCACTAGCAGCTACGCCAGTACAATTATCAACGCTAACAGCAGGTAATATCCTTGCGTTTGTTGATTCAGTTGTAGGTAATGGTTCAAGTGCAGTATTGAATAGCTCAGATTCTAAGATCTTCATGAGTAGAAAATCTCTATTCTTATTCCAGAGAGCACTAGGAGGAACAATTACTACAACAACTTCTGGAGCAGCAGCAGCACCAACACAGGGAGCAATTCTAACTGGAGCAGTACCTACAAATTACTTAGGTTACGAGATTATAACACCTGCTGGTTTCCCTAACGATGCGTTATTATTCGGACAGATTGAAAATATGCACTTCGGATGTAACCTAGCAACAGACCAGATTGAGGCAACAATTGTAGATATGACATTAACAGATGCGTCTGATAATGTACGTGTTGCAATGAGATTCTCAGGAGGTACACAAGTAGGAAACTACGGTGATCTTTCTGTAGGTTACATTTATTCTTAATCTTAAAATAGTTAACACATGGCTTGTAGCATAACAATAACAGGTAGAACCCTTCAATGCAAAGATGCGTTAGGAGGTATTAAGCAAGTGTATATCGGTCTTTACACAGGACACGACCAATATGCTACTCCTTCAGGTGGAACTATTACAGATGCGTCTGCTAGTTTAAACGTTTACCAATTTGAAGTACAGCAGGGCAGTTCAAGTTTTACACAAACTGTATCTGCTTCTACAGAGAACGGTAGCGTTTTCTATACTCAGGTTTTATCATTGAGCTTTAACAAAATGGCTGCTTCCGATGTTGCTGAAATTCATGATTTGAATAAATCAAGATTAACAGTAATTATTGAAGATAAAAACAGCAATTATTGGGTAATGGGTAACAGGCATGGAGTAGAGGTAACTGGTGGAACATTTGTCAGCGGACAAGCTGCCGGAGACTTGAACGGAGCAACTATGGAATTAACTGCAATGGAAATGATGGCAGCACCTGCTTTAGGTACGCTATCAGGAGGTAATATTACTTTCAACGCAGCTTCATAGTTGATATATATATAAATTAAAGAAAGGGGAGGTTGCTGATTGCTTCCTCTCCTTTTTCTTTATCTCTGAAAAATGATAATATTAAATACAAATACAGCATTGCAGACGTTTTATGTAACGCCTTTTCAGAGAAAGAAGGACTTTACAACAACGATAACAAATTATTTATTTGTAGTAGAATCTTTATTGACGGATAAAAAGTATTATTTTGTTGCTGATGTACAACAAGATAATGAACGTTATACAGAAGTAAGGATTAGCACAAACACAAATACAGGCACGAATAATATTTTAATAACAGAATCAGGACAATATAGTTATATCATCTTCGGACAGACAAACAGCAGTAATCTTGATCCTAATAATGCAGTAGTTGTTGGGGAGCTAGAAAGAGGTTTAATAACATTCACAGGTGAAGATGCATGGACAATGCCGAGTATAGATATACCTGATAACGTTGTATATTACGAGTAAGATGGAAATATTAAATTTAGCACAATACCAAGAAAGGAGTTATAAAGAGACACCAACTAATAGAGGGTGGGTAAATTATGGAGACGATAATCTTTTTCCTCAATACCTTGTAGATCTTTATAAATCAAGCGCAACACACTCTGCACTATGTAATACAATTGCTCAGATGATTCTGGGCGAAGGTGTTTTTTCCTCTGACATAGAAACAAGGTTAAAGATCAAAGAATGGGATTTAGATGAGGTTATGCGTAAGGCATGTATTGATTTGAAAATACAAGGAGGATTTGCCTTAGAGATTGGTTACAGTATTGATAGAACAACAATAGCATCTGTACGTCATTGCCCTTTTGAAAATTTAAGAAGCGCAGAAGCTGATGAAAATGATAAAGTGCATTTCTATTGGTATTCTAAAGATTGGAGCGATAGAAGAGAAATACCTATACAAATAAAGGCATTTGATCCACAAGAGAAAGTAGAATATCCAACACAAATATTATACGTTAACCCTTTTTCTCCAGGAAGTTTCTACTATCCAAAACCTGACTATATCGGTTCAGTAAATTATATTGAGTTAGATAAAGAGATAAGTAAGTACCATATAAATAATATTCGTAACGGACTTGCACCAAGCTTTACGATACATTTTAAGAACGGTGTACCTAGTCCTGAAGAAAGGCATAAGATAAGAAACGATATAGAGCATCAGTTAGGCGGAACAACTAATGCAGGTAAATTTATAATTACCTATTCAGACCAACCGGAGAGAAAGCCAGATTTTGAACCTTTCCCATTATCAGATGCAGACAAACAATATCAGTTTCTTTCTACAGAGGTAACTGATAAAATTATGGTAGGGCATAGAGTTGTATCAAGTGCTATGTTTGGAGTAAAAACAGCAGGACAGCTAGGTAATACGCAAGAATTAGAAATTTCTGCTGAGTTGTTTGATAAACAAGTAATCAAACCATTTAGAAAAATTGTAGAAAAAGCATTAGTTCATGTTTTGAATGCAGCAGAATTAAATCCTAGTATTGAGATAGATGAAGTTGAAAAAGTAGTAATTGAAGCTAGTACAGAGAAAACTTGTTGCAGTAGTGATATGATGAACGAAGAATTTGAGCTAGAGGCATCAAATTGGCTAATATCAAATGGAGAAGATGAAGATCTAGAAAATTACGAATTGATAGATTCCAGAGAA